GACCTCCTGGCCTGGTAGCCCGCTACGTATGGACTGCGATAGGTCGGGTCGAAGGCCTTCGTATCGTGATAGTCCTCAAAAGTAATCCTGCCGGTAAGTACCGGGAACCTATTCCACATCAGCAACTACCTCCCGGACCATTCGCCGTACCGGTCCATCCCCCTGGGCATTATCAACCACGAGATCTATTATCCTCTGGTCCTCCGCATCCCTCTGCTCATATCCAATCACACTAAGCGGCTGTCCTCTATTATCTATATTGATTACCACATTCCCCCCTCCACCTACACCAGAGTATGTCTCCCCTTTATGCACCTTCGCCCAGCCTGTTCTCTCAACAGTGCCGCCATACTGCAATGCCGGTCCACCATGCGGAGAGCTAAAAGCGCTTTGTGTTGCCCCTGCCGCCCCGCCGAACAATCCGCTCAATCCCCCGCTTATGGCCCCGGATATCGCCAGCCCCATCGGCTGGAAGATAAGGTTCTGCATAACCGAGCGGGCAATACTGCGGATTACCGAGCGCATTACCTCATCGAATTTCTTTGCCTCAAATATCATATCCTCGAAGGCATTGGCAAATGATGAGCCTATATCATCCGCTATCCGGGCCAGCCGCTGGGCCTTCTCTAATTCTTTTAGCTTGTACCTCATATCCTCCATCAATCGAATACCCTCTCTCGTATCCTCCAGGCCCGCCTTCTTAATGGCATTCTCATAATCCACCATCTTGGCCGCATGATAATGGGCCTCGCCTATCCGGCCGGTTATCTGAATCTCCCTCTCTAACACCGGAATATACTTTGACCTTACGGTATTGGCCGCCTTTTGAGTTGCCAGGTTCGTTTCATCAAGCCTCTTACTCATCGCGGCCCAGGGGTCCGTCTTGGGTATTGATGGAGCTGCTGAAACAGTTGGTTTGGTTAATTTTGGCGGTGGATAATAAAATGCCCCCGGCATATTTGTCTGGAAAGAAGGCATGGCCTCTTTCACTTTTCTATGTGCTTTTTCTGCACCTTTTTCAACACCCTTATAATGGTCGACAACCGCCTTTAATCCCTTAGCTACATCCAACCAGGCCCCAACAATATCCTCAGCAAAATCGCCCATATTATTGGCGAACTGTGCCCAGGTACCTTCCAACGTTTTTGTTTCCTCCTCGGCCAGGCGAAAAGATTCAGCCCCGATCTTAAGCAGCTCGTTGAACTTTTCCTGTGTCGATAGGTTCTGATCGATGACAATACCGTAACGGGTAAGCATTTGGGTCTGTCCCTGCGAGGCCCTGCCCACTAACATCATGGCCGCGGCCAAATCGATGCGATATCGAGCAGCTAATCCTATTGCCGCCGTCGTGGCCTCCTGTAATTTGTCCGTTGTCACGCCAAGATTACTGGCGTATGCCATCTGCGATAAAATCAGCTCGTCACCGTAAACGGTTAGCTTTTGTATCTCGGACGCATAAGATTTATATTGCTCTATAGAACCCTCCACCGCCGCGCTCAAGGCACGCTCGGCCTTCTCCTGCTCCATGAATGCCCTGAACGCACCCCGCAAACCACGATTGAGCATATACAGCCCCCCCCCAATCCCCGCGATGCTCAGCATCTGACGGCCCATCCTCGCAATGCTGCGATTGAATGAGCTTATCTGTCGATTCGCCCTATTGCGGGCGATAAACTCCAGGCCTACCTGTGTCGTTAATGCCATTATTATTTACCTATTGATTTTATCTGACCAAAAATTTGTTCCACCTCTTCTTCCGTCTGCTCGTATTTTTCACTGAAATCGAACATTCTTAGAAATTCCTTAAACTTCGGCCTTTTCTTACTAAAGCAGCTCGCAATTACCCAGGCAATCACAGCCGCCCTATAATCGCCCCGTTTAGGCCCCCAGGGGTCTATATGCTCTAATATCTCCTTCTGGGCGAGCTCATAAGCGCTCATCCGCTCGTTAAGCTCCGGGACCGTCCAGCCCATGGCCATCGCTAAGCGGTGCCTGAATCTTTCTCTTCGGGCCCCTGGTCCTTCTGTAAGTTTTTTACTAAGTCCTTGACCGCCTGCTTGCCAATACCTGACAGCCGCCTTGCCGTCTCGATTACCGGCTCGGCATAGACGGCGGGTAATACCCTCAGCCTGCCCATATCCGCCTCGGCAAACATCGGCCGGCCGTGCTGGTCATGGACTGTAAGAATCAGGAGCTGGGCATCGGCGTTGGATATCGTAAGGTCACTTTTCTCGACGTTGACCTTAAACGAATTTTTCTCCCAGTCCTCCTTCTCGCCCAGTCCGAGTCCGTGCACCTTTACCCTCCCGATAGTCGGCACATCCATCTCCTCCACAGGCACCTTGGCCTTAAAGAACCCCTCTTTTGTGGCCCAATCCATATAAAATCTCCTTTCTCAGTGCCTTAAGGCACATAATATATAGCTGACCTGTTTCTGATCTTATCAGCCCTATAATATATTTACGTTGAGCTGGATGAGGAGCTGCTGCTCGAGGAGCTGCTGGACGATGATGATGGATACTGCGGCTTGCCCGTTACCTTAATGGTTATAGGTGCCATCATCGAGTCACCATCCGGCACGCTAAGGCCAATACTCTTGAGATAGCCCGGCAGGACCAACGAATTACTCCCCTTTGTAAGCGTCCAGTATTCGACCGCCCTGGCCAATACCGCATCAATTATGGTATTAAACAGCGTCGAATCGTAACGCAAGTCCGCCGTAAGCTCCCCGGCGTCTAACAGCCCGCCCTCATAGACCCTGACGTTGTCCGGTGAATCGAAATCAGTTACATCAATATCGTCCGCCACCAGGCCCGACCAGTCAACATTGGTAAGTTTGCCGATACTCCCGGTGGTCGAGCCGGTCAATGTCGCTCCATGTCCTATACTCATTTTTTATCTCCTTTTAATTTACCTGCGTATATGGGTCACTATATTCCGTCGTATATATAACATCGATATTGACCGCTATCCCCGAGCAGTCCTCGGTAAGGAACTTCTCCGGATCCTTTAGCAGTATCCCGTCTGCCAGGCCGCCGCAGTCCTGATAAGTGGAGCTGGTAAGCTGCTTCTCGATATCCGCCCTGATCTTATTGAGCCGGGTATCGATTGCCTCGGTCTCGGTATCGCTATCGATTACCAGGGCCTGCAATGTAAATCCCTGCAGCCAGGTAATAGTGTCCGATGACTGCTGGTGCTTGATAGCCGATTCCTGCTCGATGATTACCGTCTTATCTTTATTGATGTCACCCTCTAAGTGTATCCTTTTCGGCCTTACCGCCGTCAGGTCATAATTGAAACCCGCCGCCTCGGTAATAGCGTTTATTGCCTCTTCCAGTTTTACCCCTATCTGTTCGACTAAGGGTGTACTCATAATTTACTCCGCTCAAATAATTTATCTGCCTTAAGGCAGCTTAAGCCGGCAGTTTCCTTTTCAATATAAGGTTCACCTGGTCATGTATATTCTTGGCCAGCCGCTTTGCAGATTCAGCCTGTATACGATTAACATCGTCCCGGGCCCCTTTATATACCTGGGCCAATGACGGCCCCTTTAGCTCCTGGATCGGCAGCCGGGCCGGCCCTTTACGCAGGAACACCCCTCGATGACCGGTCTTCATAGTGGCGATAAAGGCATGTCGGAACAGTATCCTCTTTCGTCCCTTTTTATATGTCACTCCCTTTTTGGTCTGCCGGGCCCTGAACTTAATCAGGCCGAACCGTTTAGAGCTTACCCCTACCGCCGATCTCCAGTTGCTGTACGTCGCCCTCTGCAAGCTAAGCTTGCCCCTTACATCTTTTATTTTAAGGCCAATCTCTTTGGCCAGACTCCGCGATATCTGTGTCCGGGCCGAGGTGGCCGTGCGGTTCAGACCCCTGCTCATTACCTTCGGCAGTGCCTTGGGAATGTCCCTAAGTACCCTCTGGACCTGCTTTAATTTCACGTCATCGAACTTTATCTCAAGCATACAAAAACTCTCCGGGCTTCATGCTTAATACCACAACAACTAATTTATCAGCCTTAAGGCTGTCATCATCGAACCTAATCTCAAGCATTTCTTATTCTCTTTTTAGCCCCAGCGGGGTTAGTTCTGCACCTTAAGTTTCATCATCCCGGCGTCCTGGCTGATAATCCTGGTAATCCTCATCAATACCGGCACCATCCCGTCCCGGGGCGCCATCTTTAATTTATCGCCCCCGGTATCGACCTCATCGGATGCTATCCCATCGCTGCTGCTGTTCTTTATAAGTACCTCACTGACCTCGTGTCCGCCGCCCAATTCGGCTATCCGCTCCGGACCCGGATAATTGACCACCGCCTGTATCTTTCGCGCCTCACCGGTAGCCGGAAAGTAGGTCACGTACCCGGCCCCCGGCAGCAGGAAGAAGCTGTCAGCCGATAGCTCCAGCGTCGTATCGAAGGCATCCTGGGTCATATAGGCACCCGCCTGTTTCTTAACAAAAAATCCCGCAATTGCGGCTTAGGCGTCAATC